CTCATAGAAGCGATATTGTCTTTATTTACCATTAAGGGTGGGAATATAGACATCTTAACCCCATCTAAGTACATGTTCCAAACTGAGTTGACTACCTTCTGCATTGATTCGCCCCTCTCCATATCTCCCATTCCGTTCATATCGTCTAGTAGTGGGATAGAGTGTTTTTCAATTACTGGCAGTTCACCGTTCTCATGTGGGTTGTCTATTTCTCTGAACACTTCATTAATTCCACCTGCCACCATGTCTGTCCACTTGTCACCCTCGTATTGGCTTAGTACCTCATAGAAACCGTCATTTGGTGTGGGTTGGGCTGTTGGGTATTCTTTGCTTTCTCTCTGTCCTTCACTCTCTGCATCACGGCTGGATTTATCGCCTGATGTGTCTTCCATCTTTCCTAATATCTTAGGTATGTTTTTATATCCTTTGACTGACTTCTTCTTGCTTCCTTTCAACCCTTCAAAGAATGATTTGGGCTTCCATGTTCTTATAATAACTTCATCGCTGTCTTGTACTGATACTGAACCTACCTGTGGGAATACGTCTCTCATATTAAGTAGCCACATGTCAGGGCCTATATAACCGTTCTTACCGTTAACTGTCCAATCAACCATTCCGTAGAACTTACCATAGATATTTGAGTACAAGTCAACCATTCTAAGCTTTGTCAAAAAGTCAAATTGAGAGTTAGCATTGGGGATGATGTATTTATCAAGGGTAAGGTTCATTAGTGCCGAAGCACCAGGATCATTCTTACTTATAGCCTTAACTTTACCTGTATGTAGTTGAGCCATAACTCGGTATGACCTTTCTATTAAGAGGGTAGCTAGCTTAGGATCGAACACCTGCGACTTAGTCTTGTTGGTAATAGCACTTCTTAGTTCACCATGAAATAGTTGCTCCCACGTGTCCCATTGAGCACGTTTGGTACTTAGGTAATCATAACTTGCTGATTTTCTTTTTAGGATTGTATCTGTTGTTTTTGACATAAAAAATAGCCCCAGCAAAGTGGGGCCTGTTACACGCATTAGAACGTCATCGGCTAACTGTCAAAGTATAGACTAGACTGCTAGCGGTTGTCAATATTTGTACCGTTTCCTAATCGTGATATTCAAGGTACTCATGTCTGCCACCCCATCCTTTAGCTCTACCACATAGGTTAATTCGCCATAGTCTGTAGTCTGTATATCTTTCTCAATGACTGCGTGGAGTGCTAAGTTGGTCTGCAATAGCTCGTATAAGTTCGTCGTGTTCTCCTGGTTTAACATTTTTGTAGTTAACGTAATCTACAATGTTACCACCATTGGCCCTTAGTGTGAATGTAAACACCCCATTCTTGGTTGCTTTTATGTCCCTCTCAATATCTAAGTGAGGTAGTACGTTTGCCTTTCTGATAACAAATTTAGTAGTAGCCATCTTCAAATAAATCAGTATCGTCTGGCAAGTCACCAGCATCTTCTGTGGGTTTAAAGTCTGTTAGTCCATACCTGATAGCATCCATTGAGTTGCTCCACTCGTGTATAGCATCATCAGGATCATTTAAGATACGCCCATCCTTGTCTTCTTTAAACAAGTAGTTTCTGTAAGCCTTGATGGTCTTGAGACTTCTCTTGGTCAGACTAATACGTTGGTCTTGCACCCACTGAATACCTTGATATACCGACCCCTGCCCCTTTGTAGCTCCCAATATGTTAACCCCATAAGTCCTTATCTCGTCTATCGACTTGGGTTCTGCACTATCGGCTATTACTAGGGCCTTGTCCCTATTGCTGAATATGTCGGCTATAGACTTGTTTGATAGACCCTTCTGATAAGTAACCTCGTCAACTATAAAACCACCGTTGTATCTGTAAATTCCTATTATGACGGTAGGGTCATTAGTATACCCAAAGTCCATACCATAGCGTTCAAGCCGTGCTTCATGGGGTATGTCGTCTATGATCTGCCAGTCCTTATATATCTTTCCCTCTACTTCTCCAAGCTTACCCTCTCCGTATACTAGCCACCATTGCTTATTGTCCTTTCTCGTTTCTATAGAATCTACTACTGACTTGGGGCAACCCTCGTTGTCCTTGTAAGTTAGGGTGATAAAGTCAACATCATCTCTTTTAGGTAGTACGTCTGAGTAAAACCAGAACTCGTTGGTTGGGTTCCAATCTAACCATATCTCGTCCTCTGTCCTGACTTCTAACTGGTCAAATGTCTCTAGTGGGATATTGTTGGCCTCGTTTATAAATAATCGTTGTCTTCGTGGCCCTCTGACCTTGTGGGGCATGTCTAGTGAAAAGAACTCAATCTTGCTGCCAGACTCATAGGTATATGTGAAATCGCTCTTATTCCACCTAGCAGGATCAAAGTAGTCATGCTCTTCCATTATGTTTAGGAAGTCTCGTATGGCTCCTCTCTTCAAATGGGGCATTGATTCGCTAGTAATTGAGGTTAGGGTGGGTATCTTATCTTTTTGTGCCTTATCAATTAAGATTTGGATTATGCCTATTGTCTTACTAGCAGCAGTACCGCCACAGATAGCTCTAATCCTCTTTCTTAGTTTGTCTAGCTTTCTTAAGGCCGTTGTTATTATGTAAGCCATCTAATAGGGGTTTTGAGGTTCTAACTGTTGCGTCTAACTCTGTTTTATCTCTCCAAGCAAAGTTGTTTTTCAGGTTGAATATAGCACCTGTTGTTGCCCTTCCTTCCATCAATCTTCTCTCTACATCTGTCTCTACTTTTCTTCTTGCCTTTTTTATGGCGTCAACAAACTTATCTTTTCTTTTGTAGTTAAGTAATCCCTGTCTGCTTAAATCTAGTGCATAAGCTAGTCCGCTCATTGTGTAAGGTTCAGGGGATATATAGGCAAATTGTGTATTAGTCTTGTTGTCATATCCTTTGACTAGCCTATTATCACAAAACTCAAAGTATTCGTCTATTGCCTTCTGTATCTTTTCTACTGTCTTGTATTTTAGTGGTGGACCACCCAAAGGTGTTGTCATTTCCCTATTCTACCACTTCATATAACATAGCAATAAAGTCTCTTGGTTCTATACCGTGTGTTGTTTGTAGATGAACCATATAATCTACATTTAAGAAATCACTCAACGGCCTGTCTTGATTGGGATGTTTGTGTAGTATTTGATACTTAGTCTTACACATCAGGCAACGTCTTCTCTCGTGGAGTAGTTGCCAAAGCTTTACGGCCTTGGTGTAGGACATGGTTGTATTACTAAGTCTGAATGGCTTTGAGGCCATGACTCATTACACTTAGGTATTGGTTTAGTGTATGACAACAACATTACCAACCGCAATGCCATTATAGTTACTGCCATAGCTATTATTACTGATAATACTACGTAATATGCTCTTTTCATTTCTTTCCTATTAAACTATTAACATAGTCTTCATCTATTTCCCACCTTTGCCATCCACCAAACTTCTTGCTTATAACCTTCTTGGCTGGTATTTCACCATTGTCACACCTTCTCATTATTGTTCTTGGTGTTTGGCGTATTAATTTAGCAAAGTCTTGTATCTTCATTTAAGCCCCTCTATTATTCCTTTTAAATAACCTTTGTTAATACGTACTGGTTCTCTTCTTCTCTTTTGTAAGTCGTCATACCATTCCTTTCCCATGGCTTCTCTAATATCATTGTCTATTGATGGGTCTCCTTGAGTATGGTGTTTAAAGTGTTCGCTGTTAGTTAGGGGTACTCCGTTGTCCCAGTCGTATCGTAAGTTGTTTGACAAGCTCTTGGGGACGAAATGATGTATTACTTGGGTTGGTAGTCCACTTACTATGGAATAGGGATTCTCTCTTATAAGTTTAAGTTGGTATAGCCTGTCTGCCTTGGCTCTCAAATATTTTATACTAGGTGTTTTCATTTCTTTCCTCTCATATACGATGGCAACTCTATTGGGTCTATATAAATCTTTCCTCTAGGTGCAAACTGGTGGGCCTTTAAGAGTCCTTTACGTATCCAATACCTTAGTGTGGTAATTGGTATGTCCCACCTATCGTGTATTTGTCTAAGTGTCATTTCTTTTGCACCGACTATTAAGTCTTTTGGAGTTTTAGGTAATTCAAACAGCTTACATTTTTTATTACTACAAGAGAGTAATATCACCATTTCATTATCTTTAAACGCGTACTCTGGCAATATCTTTCTTTTACACTTCTTACAATAGAATTGTCTCATGGATTATACTATAACTTTTATTGCTTATTGTCAAATATATCTTTAGCATCCTTATCAGTAGCTTCTTTTAAGAAGGGTTTAACCATTTCTAACCACTTGTGTAGCCATATAGTGTCCATTGGTACCCATTTACTAGGTTTCCTAGTGTAGAAGTAGTTGTATCCTTTAGTTATTCTGCTCATCTTACTTTCGTAATTGCTAAAAACTTATTAGTCAACACTACCTCTCCAACTTTTACAATCCTTTTTCCATTGGCTAGTTGTAATAAGAAATAATCCTTTTCATCTTCATTTAAGAAAACGTTAATCTGATAACTGATAACAACTTTCCAACACCTAGAGCCAGACCACTTATCCCGATCACAGTCTTGTTCTGGTGGTATTGGTAAGTTAGAGAGCGACTTCGCTATTTTGTTTTGCATAATCCTGTTTAATTTTTAATCCATCACGTTTAACCCAATTCATCAACGTTAGTTTCCAGTTACGTCCCTTATCCCTACCAGTCTTCTCACCAACCCAAAGCACCATATCATCATACTTGCTTCTAACAAATGCTATCGGGCAATCATACTTTGTTGCTATTTCAATAAAATCCTTATCAGTTAAATCGGTGAGGTTAGTGTATGTACCCTTCTTTATAATTTCTTTATCATTCTTTATTCGTTCTTGTTTATGTATCGTCTGCTGTATCGTCTGCTGTCTTTTTGCTGTATCGTCTGCTGTATCGTTTTGGTATTTATCATAGTTACAAATGGTTATAATTGT